GCTGACATTTTGATTTGACTCCGAATTACCGTTGTAATCTATACTTATTTAGAAAAGTTAGAGATTTGATAGAAAATCGTTAAAGAGATTCAACTTGTTCTCATCAAGTTTTTTCTGATCAACCAAGGTGTTGATCTGTTTGTAAGTCTTGGTTGCAAGCCTCTCGCGGAGGATACCACCGTCCCATACCCAATCTTTGCCTTCCATAATGCCTTCTACAAAAGCATCTGGAGCACTAGGATCTGCGACAATATCAGCAGCAGTTGCTAGCATGAAATCGTCACCGACAACATTAATTCCCTCGCGGGTTGCTTTGAGTGAACCGATGCCTCTTGAAGAAACACCAAGTTTTACTCCTTCCTCTACTAAGTTAGCAGCAATCTTACCCATTGGTGTGCCAAGAATCTTAGCCTTACCAACGAAATTTTGTCCGCTTTCTTTTAGAGAAACGATTTTGTGTGAAACTCTATCGAGATTCACGGTTGGACCGTCTGGGTGTCCAAGTTCTCCGAGAGCACGTCCAGATTGGATATGATTCTCGTTATATCTCCCTACCTCACGGCGGAGAGTTTCCATTGGGTACATCCTGCCATTACGATTTTTGATGTTTCCTTGTAAGAAAACACCCTCAATATACATAGACTTCTTGCCGTTCTTTTGTTCGACTAGAAATTCTACAGATTCAATTTCTTCTCGTATGAGTTTCATCAGGCGTCCCCTGCTATTTGAACTTGTTGTATGTAAATTTTACCAGAACCACTATCAGTTCTAGCAGCCACCATAAAGGATCTCCTTAGAGTTCCTGTATCACCAGATGGATTTTCATCATCATCAGTCCAAGTACCACTCCATGCAGATGAATCATAAGCAACTGTTACTGCAGTTCTTTGATCATCAGATGTATAAGAAGGATAAGTTATGGCAGATATATGTGCATGCTCAAAAGACCATCCACTTTTACTTCCACTTAATGAAACTGTTTCTCCAATTTTAAATGGAGAACCTTTCACACCTTCTGGGAATTTAATTTCAGTGGTGCTTCCCTTTGTCACCATCGTTACTCTCTGTGAGAGTATCGGACCTAAGGATATGAATGACTCACCAGTAACTAAGTAATCAGTAACCGCTGCTACAGGAGTTGATCCAATTGCAACATGGTTATTACCACTAGTTGCGACTATCCTCACGGTATCAGACTGTTGATCAATCTGTGTAGATTGAGAACTAGTACCGGATGTTGTTAATGTTACTACACTACCGACTGGATTGTGGACAGCCATTACTCTTCTTCCTCAGTGTTTTCTGGTTCTGTTGCTACTGCAACTGTTTCATCATCTGTTTCAACTTCAACTTCATCCTCAACTTCAGGAACTTGATCCCCAAATAAGCTATTAGCAACTTCTGGTTTCAAAGCATCTACTTTGCCTGCAGTTTTTGCATACAGTAAATCTTTGATCGCATCGCTGACTTTCGACGGCGAATCATTTGCCACAATAGCATCCATTAAATCATCCATACTGATGGTCATAACTTTTTCTATATTTTATTTATATCTCTCCGCCCTTAGGTAGTTTAGTCCTACCTGCATCTTTGGCACCTTCGAGGTTAGGTTCCATAATTGGAGTACCTAAATCTCCTCCACCAGCAGCTGCTTCGCCAACTCCTGGAGCCATGCCATTAAAACCATCAACTGCCATTTCCATCTCTTTAGGATCTTGAATTATACCTTCTTCAATTTCCTTTTCAATTAATGCATCTTGTTCAAGAATATCTTGGTCAGTCTGACGTAAAACTTGACGGCGAACCCAATCCTGAGAATAATACTTGCCAACGTAAGGCTCTGCCTCCATTGCTAACGCAAATCTTTCTCTCTGAATTTCACCATCCTTAAGTTCGGAGAAGTGGTTATCATATAAGAAATCGAACTGAATGTTCTCAGACATTGCATCCCAATCTTCTGGGGTGCAAATATTTTTAAGTAGGCACTGTGTTCTTAGCATATCTAAGAACAGGTTACTAAATCTCTTACGTAACCTACCTACAAACTTGGTAAACTTAAGTTCGTCTCTTAGAATCTCAGAAGATCTCCCCAGGTTAAACCCACCGTCTCCTTCAATTCTTGAGATTGGAACATTAAGTGACTTGTAGAGTTTCTTCTTGAAGTACTCAATGTCTGTGATTTCTCCGAGGTTTTGTCCACCTGGGAGTGTTGAGATTTCTGTTCCACGTCCACCCTCACGTCTAGGTAACCAGAAGTCCTCCATCATGGACATGAACTTCTTATCATCACGGATTTCTCCAGTGGCAGCATCATAAACTAACTTGTTACGATACCTCATCATGACATCACGAAGGTATTGTTCTGCCTTAACTTTAGGTAGATTACCTACATCGATGTAGAAAATTCTTCTTTCAGGAGCACGTGATAATCTGTAGATAACAAGACTATCCTCAATCATTCTAAGTTGATTGAGTGATTTGATTGCTTTATGAAGGTATGATAATACAGAACCTTTGTTCCTGTCAACAAGACCAGAAGTACAATAAGCAATTGAATCTTTCGAGAAACGGACACCTTTAGTGTCTGTCATGTTACTCGAAGGATTTAAAGCACCACCTGTGGTGTTCTTAGTGCTGTATATGAAATACTCTTCAATCTTAGGGAATGCACTATTGATACTTGATATGTCTCTATTACCATTAAGTGCTGCAGTTCTAGTTGCTACATCCTTAGATTCTTTAACAGCATGACGAACAAACCTCATTTTCATTGCGTCAATATAACGCAACTCCTGTATTCCTTCTTCTGGTTTCTTTAAATCAATAACTTTATGATAATATAATCTACCATCAACGTACCAGTTGCGGACTATCTCATGTGCTTTTTTATCAAAATCAAGTAAATCTTTTACGTATTTAAATTCTTGTCTGATTAATTTCTTTATACCATCACTAGCATTTAATTTTGAAAGTTCAATTTCTACAGGACTTTCGTTTGTATCAGCAACTAATGTTTCTTGTATAACATCTTCAATTGCACCATCAACTTCTGGGTGCAAAGCCATCTCACGATATCTACGAATCAGTTCAAACTCATTCTTAAATACACCTTCTAAGTCTACATAGTTACCAAAAAATCCCGAAGTCATGTAGTAATCGGACTGGTCCTCCTTTGACATGGGGACCGGCGATACTACCGACTTCGGGGTTTCCTCATTATTCTCAATTGAGAATCCAAATAATTTAGCCATTAATACTATGGACTATACCGTTCATAGTATTTAGTATAGCACGAATTACCTTATATCGACTGCTTCTTTAGCGCCGAGTGCTTCGTAGTACTGTACTTGGAATTCAACTGTAAATTCTTCTATGGTGTCACCAGTCTCGTAGGATAGTGCAATCTCAGAAATGTTAGTTGGGAAAATGTCAATAAACTTATATGCCCTAAGAACATTTGCAGATTCTGTTGGTCCTTTACCACTTATACCACCACTTGGTGCAGTAGAAGAGATAGTAGCACCTCTACCTAGTTGATAAACAAATCCATCCTTCATATAAACTGAAGGGTTGGTAGCACCGGTGTTGTTATCCAACTTAGAAATTCCATTACCCCATGCTTCAAAAGCAGTACGGAGTCTGAAATCTTCATCATTGATAACAGTGATTGTCCAAGGATCAAAGGTTCTGTCTCCAGCAACCTTAAGAATACGTCCTCTGAATGGAACATCAATTGGTGCAATGTTTGCTGCAGGTAAGTTTGCTGCTTTGCACATGAATCTCAAGGTTGACTTGTCTACATTTCCATAGACTCCACCACCAACAAATGATGGGAACTCAGGAATTGCAACCTCAAACAGATTCGGGCGAGCGCCGCCACCACGCATGGCGCTCTTAAATTGTGAGATATTTCTCACTGCTGGTGGGTTTGGTGCAGTAGCCATTTGTGATTAACTCCTATGATTATACTCTACCAGCGACTTCCTCGAAGCTAACACCTGTGCGAGTAGCAACAAAGGTTAGTGAGACGAAGTTGATAGACTTAGCGGGCTTAAGGAAGATGTCAGCACGGAACTCATTGTTATCAATGACATCTGGTGTGTTGTTTGTCTCGTCGCAAATTACCAAGAAGTCGTATAAACCTCTCTTGCTTTGTACGTCACGTAGATATGGTTCTACGATGTTTACAAAGTTTGCACGGGTAATTTCGTCGTTGAACTCAAAGAGTTGAGCCTGTGCAGCTCTCTCTAGTGCCTGCTCGACTGTTAGGAACAGTCTTCTAACGTTGATACGATCAAACGCTGAGGCATAACCAAGGGCAGTCTTGTCTCCGAAGAGCATGATGCCTATACCTGGGCGGAAGATAATCGGGTTAATCCGCTTGGTATACAGAGTATCTCTCTGTGCTTGAGTTGGGTTGTAAGCCAACTTAGTAGCGTTGTTAAGAACACCACGCTGCTGTCCAGCAGGAGAGAACCAAGGATAGAACTCTCTGTTAGT